AATCTTTCAACTAGTGTTTTAAGTGAAATAAAATTATTAGTAAATCCACCGCCATTAGTAGCCATACCTGTGAGAGTTGGAGGAACGCCAAGTCCAGCATAGATACTATTTAATACAGCGGTATATTTTTCAGAACCAAGGAATTTATAAACTTCGCTGCTTGATTCTTTGAATGTTAACTCTGGACCCCAAACCAATTCCATCGTACCACCGCCAACGTTGCTAGCTAGTACATCTCTTAACTTATTGATAGCGGCTTTATTTGGAAGAATCTTATGCTCAAGATTACCAAGTGTCCATAATCTGATATTTGAAATCGCGCCATCTAAAGCTGACATATCTGCTAGTCTCATTTTTTCTAGCATGATAATATCGTCAAGAATAGCATAAATCATTGGATTGGCCCATTGTAGCCAATCATCTTTCTTATAGTGAAACACATTGACTCTTGAAGGGTCTAGAGGAACTTCTCTTTGACCATTGTTCAAGGCAGTCTTAATATTGTCTGGAAGAGTGTTGAAAACATCTGTTGGTATTTCACCATCAGTAAATCTATCAAAGAATGTTCCTAAATTAATAGTATAATTAGGCTTTCCCAGAAACACTGATAGTTGACCATCCTTGAGTTTAACATTGAGAGGATTGAAGAAATTATACCTCCAAGGAATCTCATTCTTGGTTGGATTAGGCACCTCAACCTTGATATCAGCCGCTAAAGCTTTCATGTACTGAGCTAATTGCGGAGTAACTTTAGCATAACTTCTATAAACAATAACATTACCAGCTTTGTAAAGATTATTAAGGAATCGTTCTGATCTTTCTTTACCGTTTATATTCTTAAACCATTGCTGATAAAATTTTTCTACACTTTTGTTTTGATGAACAATGCTGATACCTTGGCAACCAAAGTCGCCCATAAGGTCAATAACATTTCTAATAATACCATTTTTATCATAAGCATCCATGCACATCTTGATGGCACGGCTTTGATTGCTTGGTACTGCTTCATTTGGTCTAAAAGCATAGTAATCTAGATGTGTGAATTGCGGTCTAACAGACTTGTTGGGTTCAATATCAAGAAAAGTACGATAAGTAGAACCTTGGCTTTTGTTTACGCCAGTGTATTGGTCCACATTTTCTGTGAACTGAGCCATAGCTTGGGCTTTGCTCTGTGGATTATCGTCTGACCATGAAATCATATCTTGATTATTGCTCATTTTAACCTCAATTGGATTGTAATCGGATTGCTACTTTTTAATACACATCTTTCATGTTATCTGTGAACCAGCTTGGGCCAACATATAGTTTTTCTTCGGGATTTTTTTGAGAATGACCACCAGTAGCAAATCCACCATAAAATCTATATTCCTCTGGTGTTGGAGTTCTTTGTAAAACTCTAGAGGCCATATTAGCCATTAATAATGCAGAATATCTATCTTTTCTCATTTTACTCTTTTTGCCAGTTCCGACAATTACCTCTGGTGTATCCCATCTATCTCGTCCAGCATTAGTTTGGGTCATTTGTATCATAGAAAGTTCGTCTTTTAATTCTTCAATTTCTAAAACACATTCTTCTAAAGTGTCGAACATTCTATGTTTAAGTTGATCCTCTATATTAGAAACGCTAAGACTAATAGGATCAAAGGATGGAAAAAGTAATACTTTATCTTCAAAGTCTTTTCTCATACCGTGATTTGCTTCTGCTAACCATTCGTGACGAGCAAACTGACATGGCTCCAAAATATGTAATCCTCTTTCGCCATCAGTGTCCTTGGGCTTATCGTTATCAATAATGGGCCATAGTGGCAATTCGCCTTCTTTGAGCTTATCTGCATCATGCAGGGATTCAATAACAGCCACGCCACCGCCTTGAGCATCGATAGAGATATGAATGCATGGGAATAATTTCATTAAATCTCTAATTTTTCTAGCACAATATGAATAGAAGTCTGTTTCGTTGGCATATCCTTTCTTAACTTTTTCTTTATGTTCTGATCTAGTTGTTGTCCAGCAATAAACTATTCTTCTGTGTGATGGATTAGCTTCTAAAACAACAATACTGAAGTTATCGACTTCAGATGCTGGGTCAACGCCAAATATATATCTTTTATTGACATCGCCAATCAAAGATGCAGTAAAATTAATGATGTTGCCATTTTCATCTTTAATCTCATTCTCTTTATTTCCAACCACGCATGACTCTATTAAGGATCGCTTAAAGAATCCTTGGCTATCTCTTGTAAAACATGCCCCATATTCCATTTGATAAATACCAGCATGTACAGTTGCCTTTGATCGTGCTACTTGATCAGCATCCATGAAGCCGGGAGGAAGAAGTTCATAAGGCATACGTATAATAGAATACTGAGTCCAATCAAAATTATCTGGTGGATCATCTCCATTAAAAATTTCTCTTAGTAAAGTTATGTTACCTTTACTCTTTATGATAGACTTCCACTTTTTCCAGTACGTAGCAAAATGATTAAAATCATAATAAGCCGTACCAGATAGAATTATCTGATTATCTTTTATTTCTGGGTTATCTTCCTCTAGTTCCAACTCTATTCCAAGTTCAGCAGCCTTCTTTTTTGCAGATAAACGTTTAACATTTTCTACGGGATTGGCACTTACTGCTGCGAAACCGGCGACTACGTTTTCAAAAATATCTCTGGGAATAGATGCGAACTCGTCCGCTATAATGTCATTAGCGCGTTGACCTCTAATCTTTTGACCATCACCAAGAGGCAAACATGTTATTACGCTTTCATTAATTCTCATTGTGCAACGATCAGTATCTCGACTAGGACCGCTATTAGCATCGCAGATATCTCTTAACATTGGAGAATTACGCCAAATAGTTTCCATATACTCAAAAACCACTTTGGACTGTCTGAACGCTGCGCCAACAATAACGATCTTGCGTCTTGGTAGCATCAATGCTCTTAACATAGAATAAATAGCTAATTTAAACGATTTACCAAAACCTCGACTAGCGATTAGCATTGGAAATTTTCTCTGCCATAACTCATTTAATATAAGAGACTGTGACGGTAGCAGTTGAGTATTTAGTAAATGATGTGCTGTAAAAGAAAGATACTCTGGCCTACTCATAAGCCAAGTTAATTTTAAATGAAAGTCATCATCTGATGGATTAAGAATGCATGTAGGATTAAACAAACTAGAATCTATAGAATCTAGCCCAAGCCACGCTTCTTTAATTTCTTTCAGTTTTAGTTCGCTCATGCTACAAAATGCCAATCGTTTAGGATAGCGTCTGCAAACCCATAATAAACAGCTTCTTCTGCGTTTAAAAACCAATCGCCAGACTTCAACTTTCTAATTAAATACTGTTTTACTTGTTTCTCGCTAGGCTTTTTGCCAAATTTCTCAGCAAAAAACTTGCCCTCCACGCATCTAGAAGCATAAATATTAAACATAACATCGCATAATCGTCTATCAAAATCTGACCAATTTTGCGCACTTAAATAATCGCCAATAAGATTTGTAGTACCATAATGACTCATAAAGTGTGCGCTAGGTGTCATATATCTGTAATCAGCAGCTTGCATAAATATGCTACTCATAGATTCCGCCTGTCCGTATATTACAATGGTTACATACGAACGACACATTTTGATAGCATCATAAATAGCCATACCATCAGCCCATTCTCCTCCAATGCTATGACAATGTATTGTGATATTTGAGTTCGCTTTCATATCCAACGCTCTAAGATTTTTTATGAATGTATTGGACATCCGGTACTCTACACCGGGATTCTCATTGTCTTCACTGTGATAGTGATTATGTAAAAATATTTCTCTTGTGGCTATATTAGCTCCATACTCATGAAAATCTTTCAGTATTTCTGGTTCTGCCATCACGATTTCCTCCCTATGGTGTACATTTCGTTGACGCGCTTTAAAATACTGCTCACTGCTAAAAATGCATTGTACTTATTGCCACAGAATAGCACATGAACATCATTGTATAGCTGAAACTCAAACAAACATTTAAGCATATACTTGCCAGTAATTTTTACTGATGCTTTATTTTTAATTGGAATTCTAGTTTCTTCTGGAAACTTAATTAAATCTTCCAGAGAGAATTCTAATATAAGAAATTTATGATCAAATGGAGCCATTCGTTCTATTTCTTCTAAAAATGTATATTTTTTTTGACCTAGATTTATGGCTAACTCCTCTACGCATCCTTTGCGTTCTATACAAATTTTGTCTTCTAGACCTTGTATGGTGTAGTCGCCAGTATCTAGTTTATGTTCTATCATTCCAGCGCAGGCGTTATACTCTTTAAAAAAGTATCCGTCTTGCTCTCTGGTGTCTTTGATAACAGTAAATTTTGGGGCTTCTTTATAAGGCATTGATGATTTCCATAAATAGTGATTCGTAATGATGCTCTTGACCTTTTATGCTTTTATGGCAATTCTTACATAGAGTTATTCCGTTTGATGGCTCGTATCTTAATGAACTAGCTGTTGACCATTTCTTTATATGGTGTACTTGAAGGAATTTCTTATATCCGCATCCCGGCATCATGCACTTTCTTCCATCTCTTTTTAAGACATCTTTTCTAAACTGTTCGTATGCTGGGCAATCATAGTTTCTTCTAATCATGATAATTCGTAGATTTTATCTATTCTAGATTCGGCTCTCATTCTTCTGCACAAAATTCTCATTGTTATAGACGGGTCTTGATCTATGATAATTTTAGTTAATTGATCTAATACCGATTTACAAGCGTCATCTGGATCATCTGCTGAAATAAATATAGTTGGAAATGGACTGTTATATGACCTTAATTTAAGATGCCTAATATATGGGTAAATACTAGATATGTCTAGCATTATTCTGTAGTTTATCATTTAGTCTTGAGTCGATCATAAGGTTAACTAACATTTTAAGATCGTATTTTGGGGTCCATCCCAATTTGCTCTTTGCTTTGGAACAATTGCCTCGTAAGAAATCTACTTCCGCTGGTCTATAGAATTCTGGATCGATGTATACATAATTCTCCCAACTATCTAGACCAACAGCTTGAAATGCATAATCCAAGAAATCTCTTACTTTATAGGTTTCACCGGTACAAATAACATAATCGTCTGGCTCGTTTTGCTGTAGCATCAGCCACATAGCTTCTACATAGTCGCCAGCATATCCCCAATCTCTATAAGACTCTACGTTTCCTAGTCTTAATTTGGGGAAAGATTTGTCTTGAAGTCCAAAAATTTCGGTGTCCGAAAAGCATAGAAATTCTGGCTTAATATCGTTATCCTTAAGCCATAGGTGGAAATCTACCACCCAATTGGTAATCTTTTTGGTTACAAAGTTATCGCCTCGTCTTGGACCCTCATGATTAAACAGAATTCCTGCGCTAGCATGTAGGTTATAAGCCTCGCGGAACAATCTCACGGCATAATGGGCGGCACACTTAGAAATAGCATATGGGGACTGAGGTAAAAACTTAGTATTTTCATCTTGGTGCTTGACGCCATCTTCTCCGACTACATAAGAACTTCCAAACATTTCGCTGGAAGAAGCTTGATAAAATCTTACTTCATATCTGTCTAAATCTATAATAGATTGCAAGATGTTAAAGCATCCTTTACCGGTAATATCCCAAGTTAGGGCAGGTTGCTTAAAAGATGTGGCTACATGCGATTGAGCCGCTAGATTATAGATTTCATCTACATATTCGTTAGATTTAAGAATATTTAGAACGCTACTCGCATCAGTTATATCACCTTCAATCAATCGAAACTGAGGATGATTTAATATGTTTTTTATTCTGGAGGAAGTGTCGGTACTACTTCGTCGTGCTACGCCGGTTACACTATAACCTTTATCCAGAAGTAAATCTGCTAAATGACTTCCATCCTGTCCAGTAACACCAAAAATAATAGCATGTTCCATCATAGTCTCCTAAATATAGCAAGTTGTACGTTAAGATCGTTCCAGTATTCTTTCATGTATGGTTCTACAATATTTGGCCCCAATTGTTCCAATGCTAAATCCGCAGAGAACTCTGTTCCCAAATCGTGAGCGGTAATAATTGAGCCGGATGGTATTAATGGTGCATATGTTGCAAACTCTTTCATTTTCCATCCGCCATCACAAAAAATCCAAGTGGGCTTGTTATTGACTATGGATAAAATGTGTTCCTTGGTTGATTCTTCAAATTCATCCGCCTGTAATATTTTTATATTTAGTTGAGATAATAGATTGAGATCATATAATCGTTGGCGATCAATAGTCCACACTGGAATATGTCTTTTGATTCCCCATAGTCCCAATACTATAGTTAAAGCCCCATTTCCGGTTCCAATTTCTATAATACTTTGTATTTGAGGATTATCTAACATAATCTTATCGACTACATTGTAAAGCCAATAGTTATGCTGCATAAACTGGCCGATAAAGGTGGTGTGCCAAGGAAGCCCGTTCTCACTTTTTTCGTCGTATGGATATACCATTATTCTTTCACCGTATCTGGAGTTAAGAATGGTTGATCAATTTGCCCGTCTTCATATTTATGGAAAGCGGACAATCTTTCGCTTTCCTTTTGCATCGCTAGTCTCATCTTTTCCATTTCGATTCCGTATCGTTTCAGAGTCTCAGGGTCTTGCATTAGCATAGCAACCCACGATGTGAAGCTTTGTTTACTATCTTCTAGTCGCTTGATACGCTGTTCTCTAGTACCCTTCATTTCTCGTAGAATAGCGGCCTTTTTGGTTTGTAGCTCACGGTAATCGCGGTTAAGGCTTTCTTGACTCGCCCTTAGTGCTGCCATTTGACGCTCAAGGTTCATCAGATAATCTTGGTCACGCTGATCCTTATCTAAAGCTCTTTCATCACGGATAAGCTTTTCAATAACATTCATTTCATTAAGGTTATCTTTATTGCTCTTTAAGCATCTATTCATAAGGATTTCTAGCTTAATAACGTCTACTACCTGTAGTTCTTCTGTTGGAAAAACGTCATCTCTGAACTGTGCGATAATTCTGGTCCAGTGATATTTAAAGAGTTCTAATTCATCATGGGTAAATTGAGATTGTAGCTCTATCCAGTACGGGCGATCCTCTAGTTCGTAAGCAACCTCCTCCTCTACCGATAAACCTTTCTTAAGCTTTCGCTTTATAAAGCTATCTATAGATTCAACGTCACGATCTAGCTTTTTAGCTATATCATCAACGGTCATACTATCTATACTTATAGAAATGAATCTCATTTCCTCTTTTGAGAGTCTACCCTTCTTCATATCCTTCTCTTTCTACTATTTCTTTGATTATCGCAATGATTTCTTCTCTTCGTCTTTTCGGCACGTACACATCATTAATCAGTTTAAGATAATCTGCTCTATAACTGGCTGGTAAGTTTTTATCTACTATCGATTGTATGTTTTTAGCATCAAGGGCCGAGTCGTTATCCTGTTCTTGGTAAGGAACATAATCTTCATTCGATAAACTTTTAGGTTTTAAGATACGCTTTTTTTCTTCTTCATCCTTGGTATAATAGTTGTCTCTTATGAAATTCTTGAGTCGATTGCTTAAATGTACCGATAAGAAGTTTTCTAACGGGCGTTTCTGGTCATAACGATCAAGAGCGTCCATACAAATGATGAAAGCTTCTTGTTTTATATCATCTACTTCGTAACCGTGAAAAGCGTACTTGGAAGCTATTCTATTAACTACGATATTAATTTGATCAATGACTTGTTGTTCTGTCATCTTTTTTGGTATTTTCATTCATTCTCCTCGTATACCAAAGTTCTCCACTTCTCCCCGTTATAATATTTAAATTTGTCATCAGCTTCGTCATAT